ATAGGTCGAAGGCTGGAATAGAGAGTCGAGAAGTCCCATCTATTTCCTCAAAAAATCTTCGGAAAGGCTTTGCCGGTGCCGAAATTGCCGAGCATTCCACTGATCGCGCCAAGCGGCGCGTACCAGGGGTCCTGCTTGGTGGTGTTACTCGTGCCGCTCGACTGAGACCCAAGCCCGGCGATCGGGATACCCAACTGCGCGAGCATTCCAAGGTTCTGCACCGGGATGCCAAGCCGCTGCGCTTCTGCAGCGAGCGTGTTGTTCGCCCCAGAGTTAAGAGCTTCCTGCCCAGCCCCGATCGCGCTGACACCCGCGCCCTTGTTCGCAAGGCTCTGCTGGTTCAGGCCCGAGAGCAGCCCGCCCGTGGTGTTGCCTGCGTTGTAGAGATTACCGGCCGCGCCCTGCTGGTTCTGGACGTTCTGATTGTACTGAGCGGTAAGAACCGGAGCTAGGCCGGCGGCGATGCCACTGCCCAACGCCTTCTGGTTATAGCCAGATAAATCCCTTCCCGCCGCAGCAAACTGTCCGTTCACGCCCTGGCTAATCTGGTCCTTGAGCGCCACCAATTGGTCGCCAATGCCTGGGGTCTGCATCGGGTCGTAATTGGTATTCGAGGCCAGAGGCTGCATCGCCTTCTGATAGGCGAGATAATTCTGGTTGACATTGCCGGCCTGGTCGGTCGCGCCGCCACCGGACAGCAGCGAAGAGGTGAGACCCTGGATCTGAGGGGCATACTGGCCGACATTGGCGCCGTTCCGCTCAATCGTGTTCAGCGCGTTCGTCTGCGCGCCGCTTATGCCGGTCTGCGGCAAATAGCTGTTGATCTGGCTCAGAATGCCGGTAAGAGCACCTTGTGCCGGCTCCCACGGAGCCGTGGTGCTGTTCTGCTGAGTTTTTGATTCCGACTTGCCGCCCATCTAAAGGCCCTTCTCTAAAACCACATGCTCGACGCGGTATCCGTCAAGCACTCGTTCCCAGCCCTTTCGGCCGTAAATTCTCATCTTCGTGCAGCCCTCGTCCCTCGCGTATTGCTCAATGCGAGCGAACAGAGGCAGCCACTTGTCACGGTCGTGACCCGAGCAAGCGGTCAACACGCAAACCTTGTCGTGAGGCTTCACAAGCTGCGTGGTTGCCGCAGCCAGGATTTCCTTGCCGTCCCATGCAAGCCAGACGAGTTGTAACCCGGTCAGGACATCGCTCTCGATGTCCTCGAAGTTGCTCAACCCCGTGTGGTAGACCGCAGCCCTGATCTTGTCCCGAACATGCGGCCAGATTTCATCGATACGCGCAGGGTCAACGCAGACTAACTCAGGTCGATTCATAAGAGCCAGAAACGACAATCACGTATCCGTTGACCATCAACGATGTCGAGTTGTCGTAAGCTTGAATCACGCCAGTGCCGCTGCCCGAGACACCGCGCAGCGTCCCAGCTTTTCCTGTTGCGCCAACCTCAATGCACGGCAGCACGAAGTTTTGAGCCGCGTTCCCCACAGGAAGCGGAAGATTGACCTTCCCCGTCCCCGTTCCAATGTTTGTTAGTGTAATCGAGACAGAGAAGAACACGATCTTTCCGATCGAGAAATACGATCCCGACGCGCTAACGGTTGTGAAAGAACCGCTCGTTGGAGTTACTGTCGGCGTCCACGCTGTCCATGCGCCGCCAGTATAGTTTGTCCCCCCGTTAGCCACGGGAAGCGTCCCTGAGACTTCAGAGCCGAGCGCAACTGTTGCGGCATGGTTCTTTATTAGTTTTCCCGTCGCGCCATCAAAAACGGCAAAGCCATTATTTGTCGCGGATGCAGGCCCAACCACATAACTGCTTGCCGCAGCCTGGAGCGATGCAATGTCAGCAGTATTTGTCGCTATATCCGCCGTTGCTGTAGAGATCGCGCTGGCCTGCTGTTGCAGCGCCATGTTCTGCTTTTTCGGGTCAGTCTCAAGCGTGCCGGGAGCATAGACCATCAGGTCAGCCCCTCAGTTCTGACATCGGGCTCAACGCCGGCGGCGAAGGTCCAGACCGTAGATGCTGGAATGCGTAATTTGAAACGAGAGTAGCGCGTTGACCGCCGCATGTCACAACGTCCGGTGCGAGAATTGCGCGCGACCTCCAAGGTTGAAGTCGGCGTTTCTTGCTGCGTCTCCCGATAGGAACACAAGCCATAAAGCGTGGTCGCATCTGTGACAGGACGAAACCCGTTCACAAAAATGCGCTTCCCGTCCGTTCCCTGCTCTGCTGTCTCGATCGTCGCCTCAAGATTGACCCCCGAGAAAAAGCCCATCTTGTGCGCGCTGGAGAACTGCGCAATCAATGGCTGGGTCGAGACCGCAAAGCTGTCGAGTGAGGCCCCCAGAGCATCGATCGATGACGACAGCGAGTCGAGGTTTTCCAGAGTAATACCAGGCTGAGACATGCCGAGCAGGTATTCGCCGGTCATCGATATCTGGAACCAGCGATCCAGCGCGTAATCATAACCAATGATTTTGTCGTAAAGACCGGATACGCCAGAGGTCGATTTGTAGGCCCAGAAAGCCCGCGTTGACCTTGGATCTGATGCGCCGATGAACAGCTTCAAATCCGTCTTGTCGAGGCTGTCGAAGAACGTTCGGTCAACCCGCTCCCGTCCGATCGGCTCAGGCAACCCGCCCGGCGCGATCTTGAAGAAGCCCTGCGCTGAGTGAAAGAACGTATAGATGCCTGCCCGCACAATGCTGTAGGGCGCGAACAAACCCTGGTCCTGCGCAATGCGCTCGATCTGGAAGATGATCGCGGAGCCCGGAATGTAGGACATCCGGCGGATGGCCTGGTCCTGAAATACGATCCCGAATTCGCCCCCCGCGACGCCACGGACAATGCCGCCGTCAGGGAAGTCCTGATAATCAGACGATCCGGTGCCAGAGGTCCAGTTCGTAGTATCGTTGAGGCCAGACCATTGAATGCGGTAGGGGTTGGACAGAAGGCCAGAGAGCACCAGGAAACGACCGACGACCGAGATATAAGACGCCTGCGGCGGCGAACCTGAATTGTCACCGAACGCCGTCGAGGAGGCCAGGTTATAGACCTGGAGCACTGCGTTCTTCTGCGTCGCAAACACCAGGCTTCCGAATTGGGCAAACTGCCATTGTGCGTCGCTCGACAGGGACGAATACAGCCACGTCACCGAATGCGTGCCGGAGCCAGCCGACGACGTATTGATGGCCGTCCCGCCCGCCGTCGCTGATACCGTGAAGGTATTGGCGTTCAGAACAGTCTTGACGTAATAGGTGGTTCCTGCCGTCAATCCCGTCGGCAGAGATCCCGTGGTCGAGAATACGACCGGATCATTCGCCGCGAAGCCATGAGACGCCAGCGTAACCACGCCGGGGCTTGCATTCGAGATCGTAACCGTTGCTGGCTTGGACACAGGCGTCCAGGAATAATCTGTGTTGTTGGCAAGCCAAAGCCGGTCGCTTGTCCCTGCAAACACTGCAACCGACCCGTCAGACTTCAGCGCATAGAAGCTGCCGCGGCAGGCACCAGGAAGCGCCTGGGACAGCGCAGCGAAGTCAGGGAACGGGCCATAGCCATCCGCCCGCGGCAGCACATTGCTGACGTCGTGAGCCTGGGTTTGGCTCTCGTAATCAGACGTATCTGGCTGCCATTGTCCGAATGGAAGGAGCGCCATTAAGGCGTCGCCCCCATGACACGGACAGCCATTCCTTGGCGCTCGTTGAAGTCAAGCATGGAGATCTCTTGAAAGACCTCATCCCGCCTCGCCTTCCACAACCCAGCCGACTCAATGTCCTTGTTGAAGGCGTTGGCCTCCGCGAGCGTCCCGAACAAATAGGCGTCGGGATGGTTGGTGTAGAGCCAGTTCAGCGTTCCGCTGACCGCAGCCGTGCGCTGGGTGTAGAGGATTTGCAGGCCGGTATCGTCTACCGGATTGATCGAGATGCTGGTGCCCTCGATCGTGAACTCCTGTGGCGTGCCGTCCACGGAATACGGCGTGTCGTACTTGAACAAGGACGGCGCGACATAACTTAGTTCGGTCGTCGGCTGTCCGGTCCACGTCACCCGGCGATAGCCGAGGAAGTCGGTCGGCAGCGTCCCTACGCCCGCCGTAGTCGTAATGGAGGCCGTGGTCTCCATCGAGCGGACTTTAAGCCGACGACACGCTGCTGCCTCGAACAGCGTGATCATGTCCGGGATGTATGAGGTCAGATCGTCCCGCGCCAACCAGTTCGCAACTTGCGTTTGAAGGTCGGCGTAAGTGGAAAGGCTCACGATCCAAATCCCATGA